ACCGTAACGTCTGGCTGGGTGGCCCCATCCCCTAAAACCTGCAGGGTTTCACCTTCTAAATGGTCAAGGCCTGAAATAGTGTCGACTGGTACGCCGTCATAAGTTAGCCCGCAATCGACAAAAAAAGCGTCCTCCTGGGCATTGCCTTTTTGCCACATAGGGGTCATATACTCGAAGTACCGTTTCTGTACGCCATTAATGTTTCTTTGGACCACCATCCATAAATCGTCTCTGGTCCCATCTGGAGATGGAATCACTGCAATACTCTCAACTTTTGCCCTCACTGTCCTGGCGGCATCTGAATACCCGCCCAGTTCGTGATTCTGCCACCCGGTCACTTTATTATTCGAATCGTAAGTCAGTGCCAGAAGTGTACCGTCGGTCTTTAGCCCCCAAAGAAAGCTTTGAGGTTGCTGCTGGTATGCGATAGCTATCACCCCACCCTGGGTGATATGCTCAGATAAAAGAGTCAAATCGCGAGCATCGAAACCATCTGTGTCAATACCTCGGTATTTAATGTCCCGTATCTTCCGACCAGAAGCATCTATAAAAAGCGTTGCAGGGCCCACCCGGGTCGCCTGAAAATTAGCGCTGCCACTGCTACTCGATATTCTTGCTACGATATTGGTAGGTGTCAGTGCTTCGCCCAAACTGGAAGGGCGCACGATCCACTCGGCACCCGAAGTTCCAATTATTAGTGCCTGCTCTGCAACGTTCATCCAACGTATGCTATTCACTTGTTCAGCGTTTAAAGTAAAAGATATGGCGTTGTCGTCCTGCACTGATGAGTCCAACTCAGTGGGCGTCATATCTTCATATCGTCCATTTCGGCTACCATCCACCCTTTGTGGCTCCGAAGCACTTCCACCAAAAGTCAACCTATCTTCTACAAAAGTTGCAACTTCGGGATACCCAGTGGTGTCTGACCACAAGCCCAACCTCCACTTTGTAGTGGCGGTTGTAGGGAAAGTTCCGTCTATAACGTCCGCGCTGATAATAGTAGGACTGTTTACGACCGTTATCCGGCCCCAGCCCCAGGCGGTGCCGTTCTGCATACGCAGTAGCCGGCCAACGTCTGTGGGCTGAAAACCTGTGTCAGAGTTAATGCCGGTTACTGCGGAGGCGGTAATATTAACCACACCTGGTCCCGAGAGATTGGACAGGAGTGTGGTATCTTCGGTATTCTGCAACAAATAGGGCCCATCTATAAAATCCAGGTCAGTAAGCGTCCAGTCTGTGTGCGACTTCCTGGTAAGCTTTCTGGGCTTGTACGCTTTATGGGTGATGTACAGCGTATCGGTAGACTGCACAAATTTTAGGGAATTAATGTCAGCCTCGGCATAGGGGGTGACTATCTCATAGGGGTTACCTGCATCGAGTATTTGTGCATAATCCTTGTAAAATCTAAGGTATAAATCCCCAAATTCAATAATGTATGCCTGGGTGGTAGAGAACTCGAACCGTACGGCTCGTGACTGTTTGGTGCTGTCCTTGGACTCGGATACGTACTTGGTGCCTGAGCGGCTTATCCACGGTCCCTGAACCAGTACGTGGGCATTGTAGCACACTTCCAGGGAGCTTTTGTACTGGTCGATGTCAAACCGACCGTAAATGAGAGGAGTTACCTCCCCTCCATTAAAATTGGTTTGTGCTGGCGATGCTTTAGGCATTAGCGTCTCGCGGCTATCCAGTCATCTACAGGGAACTCAACCGGAGGTCCCTCAAAAGCGTTCACACGGCGAGCCTCGCTCAGTATCGATTTCACATCCAGTTCCAGTCGGTCTTTCAAAGTTTTTGACTTTTTGAGTTCCATTTGCACTTCAAGTGCCAGGGCGGCGGCAAAAAGCTGCTGAAATAAATCGTCGTACTCATTGGGGTCGGTGACTAATGCAATGTACCGGACTTCCAGTACGGAGCCGGTATCAGTCAGTATTTTGCGGCCTTCTATTGACCAGTCGGTATCGTTTCGGCCGGGGAGGATGCGTAGCGCATCGGTAGGCCAGGTGTATTGAAAAGCGGGACCGGTAATGGGCGCATCGGTATCGGGGGCCAAAATGGCGCGTCTTTTGGCAAAATTCCACAGGTACCTACGGAGCAAACGCCCTCGCACCAGTGGGTAGGCAAAAGCACAAGCCCTTGCGTTAGGGCTTTTTTCTGTCAGATTAGATATGCGTTTGACTCCGAGCCGCTGTAACCCGCTATTGCATATCTCAGTTTCGGAAGCCATATTTACTGTTCCTTAAATGTAAAAATAAAGGGCGGCAGTAACCGGCCGCCCTTATCCAAGGAGTATTCTTTCTTAAACCCCTATGCCTGGATGACTTTCATCTCCAGGGCGATTGTGCCGCCTTGATCGATATCATTGACGAGTAAATACGCCACAATGTCGAAAGAGCCGCCTGGGTCTTCGGTTAAACCGGCCACGTATTCCCACGCCATTTTGCCAATATCACCAATGTCGATGGGGCCCAAAACGGAGCTTCCAGCGGCAGTAATGTCAAGGCCCGATGCCAAAGCGGTGGGGTCGTTTACAATCTGCGGGGCTTCAAAACCTACGTTCATTCGGCCTGCGCCGGGAGCAGCGTCCAGATCGTCCCAGTACAAATTGGAGTCGATACTGATTACTTCGTTGGACCGAATACGGCCAAGTCGGTAGGTAGAGCCTATGAAGGCCAACGGATCGGCTTCCACTTTTTCAGTAATATTGCGTACTCGACCGCGATCGTACTGGTTACGAGACTTTTTAGGGGGAGACGAGTTATCGTAACCGTCCATAAAAAGTGAACCTGAGATGTTTTCAATAGCCATAATATATCCTCTTAATTAAGTATTGCGGGTTATTGATTGGTCAAGATTTCGATAACCTTGCCTTCCTGTGTGCGAGTGGCGCCAATGGTGCCCCTCATAAATACCTGAGTGGTGTACTCTTTATCTTTACGTTCGTCGATTCGAGTTTCCAAACCATTCCAGATAGCGTAGTTGATGCCAGACTTGGCCCAAGCGATAACACGGTCGTCGGTGCCAGTCGCAGTCAAACTCTGATACATTGACCTCACCACGAACCAGTGCTTTTACCGCGTTGTAATCGATACTGCCGATTTCGGAAACGGCCAGCAAGTCTTCGGTGCCTTTGGCATTAAGGGTCAGGAACAGCTTGTCAGAAGGCTCTACAAAATTTTCTGTGAAAATTTTGCGTGCTGCACGAAGCTTGTCCAGGGTCAGACCCGTTGCGTTGGGGGCAATCTGCTGATTCACAGTATCAAAAGGTGTAACGGTCGAACCGTTTGTGCCAGTCTGTGAATTGCCCAAAAGTGCGTCACGAATCGTGGCGTTTACCTTTCGAGCCCAAGCTGCTCGCATTGCTTCGGCATAAGAAGATGTCGGGCTGTTCAAAGCGCGAAGGTCGTCTTCTTTGTCCACAGGCAAAGTAAGCGTATAGTCGGTCGGGAATACCCAGCGTTGTTTGTGCTCGATATCAGAGAAGACAGTATCGGAATGCCGACCGGTCTTTTCAGTGAACTCAACTTCGCCGAATTGTTTGATAACCTGAGCCGCTTCACCACGATAAGATGAAGTCATAACGCCTTCCAGCATTACGGGCTTGGTTTCTTGGAGTAAAAGCTCTACATTGGTTGTAAAGTGTTTACTAAAATGGTCGGGGATTTCAAAAGTAGGCATAATGTCACCTTTATGTAAATGTTAGCCAATGCGCTACACCTTGCAGCACGTTTGTCTGGCTTATCCACATAAAAGCGGGGCCTACTCTGTATTCGTTTTCTATTTCATCTTGTGGCCGTTAATCTGGTAAATAACTACCTTTTCGCGGTTATCACATTCAATAACAGAATACTACCCCACTTCAACCTACTTTGCAACCCTTTTTAAACGCCGCCGTCTGCGTACCTTTGCAGTCGGCTCATTTCGGCCAAGGCTGCAGAATCTCCAGCTAAATAACGTTTGCGCCAATTTGGGTCGCCTTGTAACTTACCAATTTTATCATTGGCCGCATCGGGAGTAAGTGCCCCTTGAAAATTGCCACTATTTGCCCCATCAATGTAACTGTCTTCCCCGAGGCCTTTGGCAATTCGGCTAAACAGCTGCATGGTGGGCAAAAAACCCAGGGTGGTCTGCAACGCATTAATTTCATCGGTGCTTACGCCAAAAGTAGCTGCGGCATTTTGGGCAGCTAGCAGTTGCGTATCGTGGGCTTCGCCCCATTCTTTATGCAAAGCGGCTTTGTCCTCATCCAGGCGCATAGAATCTTGCTCGGCAGCGCCTTTTTCCATTAAGCTCTTGCGCTCGATTAAACGATCGAAAAACAGCTTTCCAGCGCTTTTTGTGGCGTTCATGTCATGTAAAACGCCTTCAAGCCACCC